AAACATTTTATTATCAAAATTGTATTAAAGAATTTTGTTAATAACGTTACAAAAATTTTAATTGTTTTTTGTACCCCAATTAAATAATGTTCTAAATAGAGATAAAATATATCCATATACAGTAGTTTCTTGTGTAATTATTAAATAAAGTATATTATCATCAACATTTTTAAATCTATTATAACATTCTCCAATTAACATATTCGGATTTATAAACTCACCATCTTCATTGCAAAATTTATTTACTTTACTATAATTCTCATTTAACAAATTTTTTAAATTCATCTCAAATAATTTTTTTACTGTATCACTAGGATTTGCATTTAATGACAATCCATAAGTCCATTCTCTTCTAGATGTTCGTTTAATATCACACCCTGACATTAAAGCACTAATATCTTTATTAATAGAATCAATAACAACTGGAACACTATTATGAACTGAAGTCATATTTCTAAAATATTTTTGCCTCTGTGCTTTATTATTCTGCTTTCTAAAATTAATAAACTCAACATCTATTAGACTACTCTTCATAAAATCCATTAATAATTATAAATAAAAAAAATATATAAAATTTACGAATTGTTTTATAGGTATTCATTTTGTTTTAGCGGTTTTCATAAAAGTTAAATTTATTTATTAATAATAGAATGAGTAATAAATATATTAAAAAAATTGGAAAAGGTGCATTCTCTAATGTTTATTTAGTTGAAAATAAAGAATATTCTCAAAAAATGTTATTATCCATTGATTTTGAAAACATATTATTTAACACTGAACCAATTGAAGATTTACAATATTTTGTAATTAAAGAAGTTGACTTGACGAAATTAGTTAATAAATATATTATGAAAAAATCAAAAACTATTTATAATGTTAACAAAAATGTCAGTTATAATAATATTACACCATATACCACATCCATAAATGTTAATAAAAACGAAGAAGAATATTATTATAATAAAATGAAAAATTTAATTCAAGGAGAAATTTATATTATAAAAAATTTAGTAAATGTAAATATTGTCAAATTTATTTCATCATCATTTTATAATGACGTTTTTTATATTAAAATGGAATTTTCTAACTTGGGTGACCTTTATTCCATTTTAAAAAATAAAAATTCCTTAAAAAATAATGATAAATATACCTTAAAAAAATATAGAAATATTTTCAATGGATTTAATCATATTTTTATCAAAAAATACCTTTTTGATACTATTAATGGATTAAAATATATACATGACCATAATATTATTCATAGAGATATTAAATTAAATAATTTTCTTTTAAACTCTTCAATAGAATCAGTATTTATTTTTAAAATTAGCGATTTCGGATTCTCTTGTTATGATCAATCAAATAATAATAATAAAATTTATAAAAATCATAACATTACAAAAAAATATTACAAATTATGTGGAACTCCTTATTACATGGCTCCTGAAATTATATTGAAATTAAATGATTTTACAAAATTTAAAAAAAAAATTTTATATAATAAAAAAATAGATTTATGGAGCTATGGATTATGTTTATATGAATTATTCTTTAATAAAATGCCATTGCCTAATATTTCAAATATATCCCAACTCGAGTCTTTCTATTCTACACAATCCACGCAAAAAAAAATTTTTCAAAATATTGATAGTAAACTATATATTTCGAAAAATATGAAATATATTTTAAAAAAGTTATTAACAATTAATCCTGATAAACGCATTAATACAAACACTTTATATAAATTTATTAATGATGAATTATACAATACAGATAATCAACTAGAATACAAAAATAATAATAATTTACAACTCGAATTATACAATGATAATCAATTATATATAAATAATGATATTTTACAACAAGAATTATACAATGATAAACTACATCACAATAATGAATTATATAATGATAAATTACCTGATGAATTATACAATATTGATAATGATAATGATGAATTGTGCTATAATGATATTGATAATGATATTGATATTGATATTGATATTGATATTGATATTGATAATGATATTGATAATGACGAATTATACAATGATATTGATAATATTGATATTGATGAATTTTACGATAATGATGAATTATACAAAGAAAGTGAAAATGAGAGTGAAAAGGAAAGTGAAAAAGAAAGTGAAAGTTATAAAGTTAAAAGTGTAAAGATATTAAATATGGAATCGTGGTTAATAGAAGAAAGTAATCAATGTAAAAGCGTTGATAAAAATTTTTTAGAATGGTTACAATCTTAAGATGTTAAAACGAAATCTAAGAATATTCCATTAATACTATTTTTATAACCTGATATAATTAATTCTTTTGTATCTATTTTTCGATGACAATCTTTACACAAAGTGACTAGATTAAAATCTTGATTTTTATGAAATGATAAATTTTTAAAGAACCCATGTTTATTAGAATATTTTTGTTCATTTATGTGATGTGTATCAAGAGGTATTGATTTTTGATCTGGTTTATATTGACAAACTTCACAACAAGACATTATTTTTTGTTTATTGTAGTTGCTTTTTTTTGATAGCATAGATTTTTTATTTTCATTTTTAGTTATTTCGTTTCGTATTTCAAAGGCTTTATCAATAAATGTTTCATTATTAAATAGTGACTTGCAAACTTCTAATCCATATAAATCGCTCCCACTACCATCTTTTAACTTTCTATCAAAAATTATATTATTATTTTGAATATTAATACTGAGATGTTTTATTTTTAAAGTTGACACTTTATTTATACATTTAATTTTTGGTATTCCGTGTAAATGTGATGTTAGAAAAAATTTTGTTTTTGATTTTATTAATTCTAATATTATTGTACTTACAATTGCCTCGGCTGAATATACTTCAGTACCTTTACATGTTTCATCTGCAAGTACTAATGTACTTTCACCAGAACAAGCTAATATATGTTTTAATCCAATTATTTCATTTATAAAACTACTTTTACCTGTAAACAGATTATCTGTTAAATCAACCTGACTAATTATTGTATTAAATGGTGCAAATTCAAATGATTTGCAAGCTGTATATAAACCTGCCTGAGCTAAAATTAAATTAACACCTATAGCTCTAAGTAAACTTGATTTACCACAAGAATTTAAACCATAAAGAAGTATACCTAAATTATCTGAATCTAAGGTTAAATCATTAGTTATATAAGGCGTTTTAGATATTCTTTCAATAATAGGATGTCTTATATCGGTAAATATTAATTTAGATTCACCATTAGTTACAGTAGGTTTGCAATAATTATATTTTAAACTACATTTTAAATTACTATTGGTCACATCTAAAATTTCTACAAATAATTTTAATCCAAAAAAAACATTACTAAAAGTAGATGAATAATATGACGTTTTTAATAAATAATTTAATTTTACTTTTCTTGTCAACAGTTCTTTGTTATTTACCAAATCAAGTGATAATTTATTCAAATCTTCGATAAAAAATTTTACTATATTATTTGTAGTTTTTTGACGTAAATTTGTAATTTCTTTTTTATTCTTCTTTAATTTCTCAAATCGAATTTTAGTACAACTTAGAAAATAACCATCTTGATCCGTATATTCTAATTTAATATGTTGCACCTTTGTATCATTAATTATTATATCATATTCACACCTAATATTTTCGATTGAGTCTTGGATTCTTCTTATATTCTCACTAATAATATCTAACTCAGGAATTATACCTTTATTAAAAAAATTTATATAATTCTCTTTTGATGTATTTAATGTTACCTTTCTTAGATTTTCTAGATTAAACGTTTTTTTATAATCTTTTTTATATTCATCAAAATTTAATAATATTAATTTAGATGGCAATATATCCATATTTACAATTAATAATAATTCAGCTAAATAACCATATGTTTCAATCAATTTCTCAAATTCATTTGGATGTAAACAACCCAAAGACATCTTACGATGATATCTTTCAAAATCTATCAATAATAATAATAATTTATCAATATCCAATATACTATCATTCTTCTTTAACGTCTCTGTTAAATTATACCTCTCCTGAATAATACTTACATCTTTAAATGGCTTTATTAATATATTTCTTAAATACCTTTTACCTATCAATGTACTTGTATGATTTATTAAATCAAATACACCATTATCTTTATCAATTATATTTAACTGAGAAAGTGTATTTAAACCTAATATTAAACAATCACAATCTTTTATAACATTTGGTAAATTTAAATTTAATAAATATCTTGTATCATGCCTTCCTATAAAATCAAATGTTATCATTAAACATATGGCAGATAAACCCTCTAAATTCATAAATTCTAAAGGACTTTGAACACCAAAATTTTTATGTTTATAAATTTCTGAAAAATATTCATTTTGTATAGATACTTTCGAATATTCATTTTCTTTTGATACCTTTTCTACTCTTGTGTTATACCACCTCTTCTCTTCTAAATAACTTTCTAACATATCTATTGGCTCACCTATATAATGTATCTTTAACTCTTTCATATTATATTGAGATAATACACTCGTTAATTCATGTATATTAATACGAGGTTCTTTTATATTATTCTCATATACATTTATCTCATTCGTTATATTATTTACACTACATATAGAATAAAATAAGATATCTTCAGTATTTAAATTAGCATTTTTCACAATATACTCAAATAAAATTGATACTAAAATAGATTCAGAATCTCCAACCTCTTCAAAATCAGGTGACTTTAACGCTGGTGAATGCACCGCAATTATACCCCTCTTTACCAATTTACCTTTTTTATTTTTAGCATCCTCTAATTGACCAACTTCTACTACTGTATAACCACTTGATAATAATAAAGGTATAAATTTCCCCTTCTTCTCAATAATAAAACCAGCAAAATCAGGATTCGTCCTAGTTGAATATCCAATCTCATATTTCTTTAACTTGTTCTTATTCGTAAATTCACAGTTAATAATTTTTGATACTATATCTGCATTACCCTTCTTTTCAGTATTATTATCAACTGAATATACTTCGTAAAAAGTTCCACAAGCATATAATAAACAACATTTCTCACCATATTCTTTTATACTGTCATCATAAAATTTAAAATATTCATCTATCATATCAGTTGAATTCTTATTCATTGTTATCTTAATTTAATTATTTTTAAATTAAAATATCTACACTACCCTTACTTCTGAGCAGCTGATTTACATTTATTTTTTAGATTTATTTT